ACCGATTTAGCTTTACCTAATTTCATACTATAATATTGGGGAAACTCTTGTCCATCTTTGACAAGCCTTCCATGATTTATTACAAATTCCAGTATCAGAATCTAAGCCTCTATTCTCGTAGTCGTAACTTACTTGGTCTAAAATAGCCACCTTTAAATCCGTTGGTACTGTTGTATAACCGCTTGTGTAAGTTGCTTTTAGATTTGCGTACTTAGGATATACCAATTTAGGGAACTTATCTCCTATTAATTGATAATCAGTTCCAGTTATCTCTAAAGCGTCTTGCTCCATGTCGTATAACTTAAATTGAGCCGTTACTGGACCAAATGGCATATCAAAATTACCTCCAATGTTATTGAAAAATATAACCATTGCTTTAGGCACTAAGTTTAACCCAGTTGCCATTTCAATCGCTTCTCTTGCTTGAGTAATAAGCGTTGAGAATAAGGTATCTTCCGTTGAAGTGCTAACTCTACAATAGGCTTTAGCCTCTGCAAGTGTTACTGGCTCTGTTATAGGAGCGGTTGGGGTTGCCGTAAAGTCGTTGATATAATTTGAATATGCCATAATATCTTTTTACAAATTTACATTAATTATAATAAAAAACCCCACCGATTAAGATGGGGTCTTTATTTTAGATAGGTATAGATTAAACGTTACCCATGTCAGCGTAGATAGCTGATGTTGTAAGCATTAAATTTATGTCTTCGTAGCACTCTATTCTCGCAGTTACCAAGTTCTTTTGGAAGTTTTCGCCATTCTCATAAGAGAACTCGATAGCTAAACCTTCAACTTCAACACGCTCTAAGTAAGATGCGTCAAAGATTAACACTTTGTCATCAGTTACCCAAGAAGCAGATACAACTGGAACACCCCAGATTGTGATACCACCGTTAGGAGAAACGATTACAGAACCGTTACCAGCGTAGTAACCAGCAGCAACAGTAGCTTTCAATAAGCGACCCATTTGTGTTTGGCTAACTAAAGCGTAAGAAGGAACGAAGTTTGCAGTCTTTTGGTTACCGATGTAATCAATCAATTGTAATAAATCGTTAGTTTCTGCAGTTGTAGTAGAACCAGTTGCAGCACCAGATACAGTTGTGAAGAATGCAGCGTTCTCAGCCTTAAAGAAATCTCTTTGTAACATTCTTGGTAAAGTTTGAGTCATAAAAGGTAATGACTTCAACATTTGCTTAGAAAAAGTTGAGAAACCAGCTAAGTAGTCGTTTACAACTTTAACTTCAGTTAAAGAGTAGTTGTTCTCACCTTTATCAGAACCTTCTGTTTGAGCAGCGATGTTGTTAGTTAAACCAGCGTTCTCACGATAGTAAACATACAATCCGCTTTCGCTTCTTACAGTTGGGATTAAATCTCTAAAGTTAATGCTTTGTGCTGGTTGAATAGCTGGGTTTGGAGCGTAAGACGCTTGAGCATCACCAGTTAAGTTTCCAGATAAAGTCATTGTTTTAACGTCAGATAAATCTAAACGATACTTACCATTAGACTTTAAAGACTTTTCCATTGCATCAAAGTTGCCATCTAATTTCTCCATGATAACTTCGTCAATGTGCTTTACTTCTTTCTTAGCAGCTTTCTTTTGAGCAGCTAATTGAGAGTCAATTTGTTTTTGTAACTCGTCTTTTACAACAGTTACTTGTGCAGCTACTTCTTTAATTTGAGCTTCTGCATTAGCTTGGAAACCTTTAAGGTTTTCAGCCATTTCGTTAATTAAATTTTCCATTTTTACTTTTTAAATAGATTGTTAAAATGCTTGATTGCTTTCAATACATCTTCATTACTTTTCTCCTCTGGTGCTGGTGTCGGCTCAACTGCTTCAGCGGGTTGAGTGATAGTTTCAACAACTTCAAGTTCTAATAATGCAGCTTGTATTTGTTTTATTTGAATCTCCATTAAGGCGAAAGTGTCATCTGTGAATGTTCCACCTCTAAATGCCTTAATCAAGTTTTCTAAACGCAAAGATAATACTTCCTTGTTTTGTTTAAATTCATTCTTGAACCCCAATGTTGGAGTTTCTGGATTTGCCGCCCAAAGTACTGCTGAACCTTCATAAAGTTTTAATTCTGTGATTGTTCTTACTCCAGTCTTTTGGTCAACATTGCTTTTTAATGTAGTAAAACCGATTGAGTGTTGGTTGATTAAACCAGCCTCGTAAAGTTTGATTGCATCTTCACCGCACTCTGTTTCGATTAAGTCAGTAACCGCAACAAGCATATCGCCTTCAATGTACAATTCTTTAGGCTTACCTAAAGTATGTGCCATGTCAGCTTTATGGTCTACTAAAGACCAAATCATGTTCTTTCCTGCTGGTCCTCTTTCTTTAATTGTCTTTGTGAATGCGTCAGCAACAATAATATCGCCATCTAAATCCACATTACCAATGCGAGACCAACACGCTTTAACTGTTCTTGTTTCTGGGGTTATGTCTAAAATCATTTCATCATATCCCTTTTGTTCAATTTTACTCATAAAACAAAGTTATTAATTTTTTTATTATTGTAATGCTTCTGCGATTAATTTGCCTATTTGTATTCCTGCTATATTTCCAAGTGTTGCCCAAATGAAACCCATATCCCCTTTTGGTGGGTATCTATCAAATGTTTTTAGCTTACCGTTTGCATCTCTTTGAGCCTCGAATGCAACAGTACATCTACAATTACAAGTATTAGCAGCACTTGCTCCGCTATCACATGGTTGCATCATTAATTCTACATTTCCAATGTGAGTACCACCTTTTGCCTTTGGACTTGTAGGAACTTTAAATGGTTCATCAAATGCTACCTTAACTCCATCCATTACAAGATGGTCGGCATAGCTTGGCGGCATTCTTCTTGTTCTTGCATCTCTTGCTGAAATCCATTCTTTTATAGTTACTAAGCCAGTTGCAGTCGCTCCAACCATAGCACCTAAGTTAGCTGCCCTTCCAGTTTCGGTTCTTGCTATAAGTTCGGCTCTAAAGTCAGTTATCCCAGCTTGTCTAAGCATAGGGATTAACTCTTGAATAGATAGATTATTCTCGAAGCCTTTTTGTAGGTATGCAGCAATTTGATTGATAGTTGTGTTGGTGATTTCATCTGCTATTTGGCTTACCCCTTGTCTTTCTAAGAACTGAAGAATAACATAAGAATAAATATCCGTTTGGCTCATTTTTATTTCGAATGGCTCGTAAAAGCCCTTTGTAGCCTTTTTAACGGACTTATTGGTCATTGTAGCCATCTTTGTACCTAAAGCAACGTGAAGCTGCTTAATGGTCTTAGAAATGCCTTTAGAAGATATTGCAGCATAATCTTGGGTACGACAAAAAGTATCTACTTGCTTTTGTAGTTCTTTTTTGAACTTAGGCGAGTATTGTTTTAGTGCGTTTAAGTATAATTTGCGATAATCTTGCCAAATCATTTATTAGGATTATAAGCCCAATTCTTTAGAGATATATCCCTTTTAGATGGGCAAGTTTTTGATACTGGTTCTCCTTGTTCCATGTTCTTCATTCGGCTAACAAAACTAATCGTTCTATTAGCTGACTTAACCTCGTTTGCACCCCACTCACTTTTATTCTTGCTAAGTAAGTTCAAGTTTCTTGTTATTGGGCTTCTATCTAATGAAGCTAACTTAGAGCAATCTGTTTCACTCCAAGCCTTTAACTCCGAATAAGACATATTTACTATGTCGTGATACTTAGAATAAACTTCGTCTATTATCTCGCTTAGGTCGGCTTTTAACTCAACCTTTAAATCAAATAAACTATCGATTAACTCTTGACTATTCATTTGGTAAGTTTAATGGTTGGAAGTCATCAACTGGTTGCAAAGAACTTGGGATATAAAGTTTCTCCATTTCTTCTTCTGGAATATAGTCTGGAATTTCTAATCCCATAATATCCATTTTTTGCTTCGGAGCAATCCACCACGCTTTATCCAACCATTCTACTTGCTCTGACTTGTTAGCTTCTAATTCTCCGTAAACAGATGCGTCAAAATCAACATAAATATTAGAACCTCTGTAACCCCAATCGCTATGCAATTTTCTATTGATGTTATCACGCATTGAAATTAACAAAGGCAAAGCACAACGTAAAGTCAAAGCCTTTTCGCCTTCTCTTTGATTATTGTAAGTCTTATTCTCGCTATCGTTTAATAATTGTGCCGGTACTCCGTAAATATTGCAAAGTGCTTTCATATCCCACTTCTCACTCTCAATAATGTCAAGTTCTACCGGACTTAATCCTATTT